ATGCCGTTGCGGGCCACGATGCAGTGATACGAGACTTTGCTCACGGGGTCCATGCACCACGAGACGCTGCCAGCGTAAGCGCCTGAGGTGTGGTGGAGGACGATGTGGGTGGGCTTGATGACGCGGCCGGCCGAGACATTCGGTGTTTTCCGGTTGGTTTGCGGGTAGAATTTAGCAGGCGCTGGCGCGGGCTTTGTTTTCTTGGGCGGTTCGACTACGGCCTTTGGCGCTGGCTCGGCAGGCGGTTGGGCCTTGGGGAGCATTCGGCGGAGAAAGCCGAGGAGGTGCATCACTTGTCTTTGAGGGTGCGGCTGGGGACTTCGGGGAGCTGGTAGGTGAAGCGGCCGTAGTCTGTCTCGAGCGAGACGCCGAGGGTTTCGCAGCCGGTGAGGAATGCGAGGGCGAGGAAAATCCAGCCGAGGAGGACCATCAGCGCGGCGACTTTGGCGGGCGTCATTTCTCTTTCCGGAAAACCTCGATCAGTCCAATGACGGCGATCACGCCTGCGGTGATGGCGTTGACCGCTTCGGGGTCAAGGTTGATTCCTGCCAGGCCGAGGAGAATGGCGACGCCACGGATGGTGCTCGGCTCTTTGAGCTTGGAGAGGAGTGCTTTCATCTCCCATTGGGAGATGTCAAAGCCTCAGGGCCGCGCGGCGAGGATTTGCTCGATGCGCTTGGTGCGTTCGTCGATGCGGGCCAAAGTCTCGGCGCGATCGGCGGCGACGCTTTCGATCTTTTGTAAGCGGGCTTCCTGTTTTTCGTTTTCGATCTCTACGCGGCTGACTTTTTCGGGAAGAATCCACCAGGCTTGACTGATCGAGAAGACCGTGGCGACGAGCGCCAGCGCGGCTATTGCCTCGCTGACGCTCAGTCTGACTCCGGGTCTGTTTTTTACTTGCTCGAAGCTCATGAGTTGGCCTGAGCGAGAAGCGTGCCCAAAATGTTCACAGTCGGCACATTCGCCAATCTCTCGGTGTTCAGAGCATCCGTCTTCGCCTTTACGGCAGCGAGCTCGGTCGCGGCGCTGCTGGCGAGGCGGGTGCTCACGGCGGCATCCACTCGGCCCAGCTCAGTGCTGAGTTCGGAGCGGACGGCCGAGGCCACGGTGGCGGCGCTTGGCGCGGTGGCTCCTGAGATCGGCGCATCGATGCGGGCGAGTTCGGTGCTGAGTTCCGAGCGAACGGCGCTTGCGTTTTGCGCGGCGGTGGGCGCTGCTGTCGGAGCTGTGTAGTCTGCCGAGGCGAGTCTGGAAGAGATGCTTTGGTCTATTCTCGAAAGCTCGGTTGATAGTTCGGTGCGTGTGGCGCTGGCCACTGCCGAGGCGCTTGGCGCGGCGGTCGTCGGGATGTTGTCGAGCTTTCCTCCGGAGCGCTCGAGGTCGGCGCGGACGGCCGCCACGAGCGAGACTTCGGAGAGGTTCGTGTTTCCGATGGCACCGACGATGGCGTTGAGGACTTGCTGGCCGTCGCTTTCGTTGAGGAGCGAGCCTTCGACGGCTGTGGCAATCTGTGCGGTGGTCGGGGCGGCGCTGTATGCGCTGCTGGCGAGGCGAGAGGAGACCGTGGCGTCGAGGTTTGCGAGCTTGGTCGAGTTTGCGTCCATCTCCTGGCGAATTGCTGTGACGGTCGGCGCGGCGCTTGAGATGTTTTGATCCACTCGCCCAAGCTCAACCGAAAGCTCAGTTCTCACCTGGCTGGCAATGGCGCTCGCGGAGGGGACGGTTGGCGCGTTGGTGAGGGTCGTGGTGGTGGCGCAAAGGGTGACATTGGCGACCGTGTCGGTGGAGGGGTTGAAGGTGCTGACGGGGACTTCGGCGGTGCCGGACCACACGATGCTGCCGCTGCCGACATTGGATCCGGCGCTGCGGAATGCGAGTTGGTAGGTGCCAGCGCTGCCGGTCATGTTGCCAGAGTAGAAGCCGGTGCTGCCGACTTCGGTGAGCGAGATGGCAGAGCCGACGGCGGAGCCGGATTGGTAGGGTTGAGCGGTGACGGTGAGGCCACTTGTGGGCAGGGCGATGTTGAGTTCGTTGGCCATGGGATTAGGAGTTTAGGATGGTGAGTGTTTCGGTGAGCGTGTCCTCGAAGCTGTGCGGGGCGGCTGGCCAGTTGCTGGCGGCGGGGGCGAGGCCGGAGGCGATCATGCCGTCGAGCCAGCCTTGCACGGCGTTGAGCTTGGGCGAGGATTTCGCGGCGGCGTCGAGGCGCATTTTTTGATAGAGGAGCGTGGTGGAGCGGTTGCCGCCGTAGCCTTGCGAGACTGTCCACTCTTCGGCGGTGTAGACAGGTGCGGCAGGCGTGATCCACTCGCCGTTGCCCCATGTCGCGTCTTCGGCGGGCTTGGGCGGGAGCGGGGCGTAGTCGGCAGCTTTTGGGTTGCCGTTCGCGGCCCATGCGGCGAGTGTTTCGGGCGCGAGGGTTACGAGTTCGTTTGTGGTGAGGTTGTAGTGGTTAAGCATAAACGCGGGGATGGTTGTCGACGGTTGCGCCGTTGTTGTTGGTGATCGTCAGCCCGCCTTTTTGGTCGATGAGATCGCGGACGAGGGGGGCGTAGAAGACGAGATTCTGCGGGCGAATTTTGTCGCAGGTCATCCCTTTGGCGAGGGAGGCGATTTCGGGCTGGGTGAGGGCGGCGTTGTAGATTCCAACTTCGGCGGATTGAAATGAGTTTAAATTGTTTGCACCATTTCGCCCATTGATTTGAGGGATAACAGAATTTGTAATAGAGCTAATAAGGGTGTTCCCGGTTATCTGATTTGTTCCTTGAACCCCGTTGGCATAAATCTTCATGTCGTTTGTTGACGCGGAGGCGGTAGAAAACGCGGCGTGGAACCATGAGCCGTTTGTTGCTGTAAATGTGATATTTGCCCAAGCTTGATCACCTCCACTAAAGCGTTTTTGAAAGCCTAAGAAATTACCAATCCCAGGCGTGCCAACATTGAAATTGTGAAAATAATTGACCGCCCAGCCCGTTCCGTTTCCCGAATTTTGTTGTTTATTTACTAAAGGGTAAAAACCAGTCGGAACGCCGACACTTGGAATATAAAACCACCCTGCGACAGTGAAAATGTCGTCTTTGCCGAAAGCCAAGCTGGAAGATGTTCCTATGGTTAAATATTGGCTACTTGCCGCTGTGAAATTGTAGGCCATAAATTAAGCAACTTGTTGCACCTCGACGGCGATGAGTTCGGCGTCTCCGGTCATGGTGTCGTTGGTGGCGTCGTCGGCGTCACGGTAGATTTTGATGCGGAAGGTGTCGCCGACCGCGAGGGAGTCGATGGCGGTGGCTGTGATCTCGGCCACGGTGACGATGCCGCTGGTGCCGTTTGCTGCGCTGGTAACGAGGGTGGCAGGGTCAAAGCTGTCCGAGTCGAGGTCGGTGTTGCAACGCATGAGCTGCGCACCCCATCGGACATTGCCCGAGGTGGCGGTGGTGGCCATCCACGCGAGGCGGATTTTGAGGCCGCTGGCTAGGTTGGCGTAGTCGGGGATGACGCCGGAGAAGATCGCGGCTTCGTCGGTGGCGGCGTCGAAATCGAGGACGGCGATGGAGTTTCTCGTGTCGAGCGTGGCGAAGGCGGTGGCGGGGGGCTGGTTCTCGCGGGCGGAAAATGCGGCGAGGGTTTTTACGGAGGTGCCTGAGGCGAGGATGGGTGTGGCGATCATGTTTTAAGAAAATTGGAGTGTGGTTCGAGAATTCCACGCGCCTGTTGCTGAGGCTTCGGTGCTAGAGTTGCCGTCTGGCGAAAATTGGGTGCGGGAGATTTCCCAGTCTGGCGCGTCGTAGATGGAGCCGGTTGCCGGCACATCGGAATAAAGAAGGTATCCGAGGTATGTGGTATCTCCTGCGGAGTCGAAAACGAAGACTCTGTCCGGTGCTTCGCCTGCGCCTGCGAGGCGATATACCTCTCCCGTGCTTGGGTTGCGCGAGTAGATTCTACGGTCGCTGTGGTTCACACAAATCTCTCCCAGCGAAAGCTGAGAGGTCGTCGGAATGGCTCCGGCGAGTGTGGATTTTTTCGGGACTATTGTGGGATTTGGCATGGGCCTTTTTTATTCAGCGAGATTTTAGGCTCCCCCGCTTGGCGAGGCGGCATGGGCCGCCCCGCCGGGGAGTGGGTTGGATTGCTGCTAGTAGCTGCCTCCATCAATCACGCTCTCGAGCGCGCTGATGCGGGTCTCGTGGTCGGCCACATCGGCCTCGACTGCGTCGAGTCGGCTGTCGGCGCTGGCACCTTCGAGTGCGGTGATGCGGTTGCTGAGGCTGGTGTCTGCGGTGGAGCGGGTGGATGCCTCGGCGTCGATGTTGTTTTGGAGCGTCGTGTCGGCATTGGCGCGGCTGGTCGCTTCGGCCGAGACGGCTGCGATGCGCGCGGTCTCTTCGGCTGCGATGTCGGCAGCGTTGTCGATGATGTCTTGCTCAGCGGCAGAGACGCGGCCGGTCAGGGCTGTCGCGGCTGTCTCAACGCCGTCGATGCGGAGGCCGAGGGCTGTGTCGCCTGCTTGGCGGTCGCTGACTTCTTGAGCGAGTGCGGCGTTGTTCGATGTGACATAACCGGCGAACGCTTGGTCGTTGGTCGTGTCGACCGAATTGATGAGCGTGACGATTTCCGCGAAGCTGTCTTTGTCAGCCTGGGAAGCGGAGAGGATCGCATCGATGCGGCCTTTTTCCGTGGTGATTTTACCGTCGAGGACGGAGTCGGCTGCTTCACGAGCGGACTGCTCGGCAGAAACGGCCGCGATACGGGCTGTCTCTTCCGCTGTGATGTCAGCGGCGAGGTCGCTCTCGGCATCTTGTGCGCGGGAGATTTCCGCGTTGAGGTTGTTGGTGAGCGTGGTGTCGGCGGCTTCACGGGCGGATTGCTCGCTCGAGACGGCGCTGTCGACATAGGTCTTTTTCGCGAAGACATGCTCGCCGCCGATGGCCAGAGGGCCGGAGGCTGTGCCGATGAAGAGGGACTTGTTGAGGAGGTCCATCGCCAGCTCGCCTTGCTGCAAGGAGACTGGTGCGCCGGAACCGCGTTTGATTTTCAGGATGGGATTAGCCATGGCTTTTTAGGTGGTGGTGGTGTTTGTGGGTTTCGTTTGGGGGGTGAGTGTCAAAAAGCACCGGCGTCGATGACCGGAATCATGAGCGCGTAGGCGTTCGCGGAGGGCGACCAACGCCACGGCATTCCCTCGTCCATTGCCATATACAAGCGGTCGGATTTTCCGACGCTCGGGAAGCTCGAGCGTGTTGGGTATTCGACGATGACGGAGGGGAGCGTGAGGTCGAAGGACGACAGGTCCAGGGTCTGAGTGATGTTGCTCTCGGTGATTGTTGTCATGCGTAGGCGAGAGTCTCCCGGTTAGACCACGATCCAATGGCCGAGGCGGTGGCGAGCACGCGCCCGGCGGCGTTGAGCGTGGTGCGTTTGATTGTCCAGTTTGTGGCTGTCTCGGGCAGGGCGGGTGCGGCGGGGCGGTCGGCGTTGAGCAGGCGGCCGCTGTAGGTGGTGAGGCCGTCGAGGCTGCTGTCGAAGGCGAATAGGTAGAGGGTCGGGTCGATCGGCGGCTGGACGGTGCGGAGGCCGAGGGCGGTGCAGGCGATCTGTGTTCCGGCGGTGGGCGCGGAGTCGAAGGTGATCGTTCCCGAGGCTTCGCTGACGGTGTAGTCGGTCGTCGGGGCTTGGGTCACGCCGTTGAGGGCGACGAGGACGGACTCGGGATCGTTGCTGACGAGGCCATCGATGGGGAAGGTGACGCTGGTGCCGTCGCCGTAGCGGATCGTGGAGTTGATCGAGAGGCCTGGGGCGCTGGCGATGATGTAGCTGGAAAGGCCGGTGATCTCGGTGGCGGCGTGGGTGTGGATCGCGTCGGCTTTGGAGAGATCAACCCAGAGCTTGAAGGCTGGCGAGGCGGCGGGGTCGAAGGCGGCCCAGTAACTGGTGCCTGGTGGGTAGCCGGGGTTCGGCTCGCCGGTGCGGACATAAAGCTCGCCGTTGTAGCTGACGACTTGGCCAGGATAGTAGTCCGCGCCGTTGTCGTAGAGGCCGCGATAATCGACGGCCTCGGGCTGGAGTGCAGTGTCGGCCTTGGCACCTTGCGCGGCTGTGGCTTTGCCTGCGAGGGCATCGGTGAGACCGGTGACTTCCGCGATGGTGTGGTTGTGCTCGGAGGGCGCGAAGGTGGAGGGCTTGCCGGTGAGGCTGCTCCAATCGACGGGAGGGGAGACGGCGACGACGGCGCTGGCAAAGTCGGTGATCTCGCTGGCCGTGTGCGTGTGCGTGTCGAGCTGAGTCTGGAGGCTGTTAATGCTGGAGGCTGCTTCCGCGATGCTGTCTAGCGCGGACGGGTCCAGATTGGCGGTGAGATAGTCGATCCGTGCATCCAGCGCGGTATCGGCGGCTTCGAGGTCTGCGAGGTTTTGGTCGAGGCCGGTGACTTCGCTCGTGGGGTGCGCGTGGCTTGAGGGCGGGAAGACTGAGGGCTTGCCGGTGATGCTGTCCCAATCGGTGGCGAGCGGGGTGACGACTCCGGCATCGTCGATCGTGGCGAAGTCGCCATTGGGCAGGAGGTAGAGACGGCGGCCGTGGTCGGGCTTTTGCGGAGCCTGCGGGTCGATGCCGAAATTGATGTAGCGGACGAGTTGCTGGCTCATGGCGTGGTGGGAGCTGGCATGAATCCGATTCCGGCGGAGGAGTTAAATGCCGCGATGGCCTGCGCGGTGCGCAGGGGCGTCATCCATTTGGTGTTGTCGGTTCCGGCCTCGGCTTCGGCTTGTGAGGCTTTGCCGTCGGGGATTGCGGCGGGGGTGCCCTCGTCGCCGGTGATCACTGCGTTCTGGAGTTCGACGGCGAGGGTGGCGGTGCGGTGGGCGGTGCCTGGGGCGCCCCACTTGATTTCGAGGAGGGCGCTGACGGTGGCGGGGTTGGAAGAGAACGCGGCCTCGACCGGCAATGTATTTAGATCAAGTGTGGTCTGACCGGGGGCCGCGTAAGCTAGGAAATTGGAGTCTGAGAATTTGGCCTTGAGGCCGACGGCGGCGGTCGTGCCAACGGGGGGCGTGGCGACGGCTCCGTTTTCCACATAGACGACTTCGATGGGGAGCGTGTCGCGGCGCTTGAGGACGAGGCGGTCGAGCGCGACATTGCTCGCGGCGGACTTGACGAAGCGCCGGTTTTTGAGATCGAGAAAGAGTTTCATGCCGCTGCCGAGCGGCGGGTGTCAAATCAGGCGGGCTTCCGAGTGGCTCACGGAGCGGGCGGGAGCGGATTGACCACAGAGGACACAGGGGGCACAGAGGGGGAGGAAATGGCTTCCCACTTGCCGAGAGGACAACGCTCTGTGGCCATTCGCAATTTTGCCCAGGTCGAGCAACCGCACTTGCGGCAGCGTCCGGTGTTGTTGAGAGCAGTTGCGTCCCACTGGACGCACGCGCGGCAGGTGGCTTCGCGCTGGGCTAGGATTTCGGGGGGGGTGGTGGAGAAGCCAGAGCGGGCGAAGCCAGACAAGGCATGGAAAGCTCGGTGGATTTTGCTGGCGTCTATAGCAAGCTCTTTTGCGAAATCATCAAGGCACATAAGGTTCGATGGTTATTCCATTTGAATATGTTCCGAATGGAGTTCCTCCCGATTTGCTTCCGTTTCCGGCATAATCCGACGCGAATAGCGCGATGCCTACATCCGTATCTACAGAAACGGAAAGAATTGTTGGGTATGACCAACCAAAAAGGTCGCAAAAAAAACTCCCATCATTGCATCCATTTACAATAATAAAAGGCGTCGGCCAATCTGGAGGTGGCGGCGTGATTTTTAATTGCGTAAAGCCGCAGAAAGGACTGCATGAGCAGGTCGCCTCGCAAGAACAACACGCGCATCCGACCGCGCGGAGTCCAGCCGTGCCGTCGGTCTTGATCTTGAGGGCTCCGGAGGATGTGCGGCCGAGGGTCATGTCAGCACGCCTCCGTGCCGAGCCAAGTGAGTGCCCCGGCGTTTGTGCCTAACACATTTGATCCTGCGGGGATCGGCATCGGGATGCAAATTTCGCACTGAGCTTCTTCCAAGGCGGTTATTGCAGCTTGGATTTCTGCAATGGTTTCCTCTAAGTCAGGAGGCGGGGGGGGCGGCGGAGGTGGCGGAGGAGGTGGAGGTGGGGGCGGGGGGTCCCCGTCCCCGCCGCCTGGTCGCGGGCGCCCTGGACCTCCGGGCGGCATTAGTTCTCCCCCTTTATTTCGTAGAGGTCGGCGGCGATATTGTAGCCTTCGTTCGTGATGTTCACCATGATTGCGCGGTTGTCAAAGTTGGTATTGTTCACGCAGAGTAGGTAGTTTTTGTTGGCCGTGAGAAGCGGGTTGCTGTTGGTGTTTACGCATTTCACGACAAACCATTTGTATGTCGCCAAGACGAAATATGGCACCGTGCCCCCGGCGTAATAAGTGGTCTTGGGTCCGACAAAATTCACGCCTTGCACTCCGCGCACGGGGGCAGTTTTATTGGTTGAGAGGGTGATGGTTTTGCCTGCGCCCATACTTTCGGCAGCGTAGCGCTGCGTGTCGTCGAGTTCGGGATAGGTGGCGGAGCTGAAGGTGGCGGTGGCGAAGTTGGGCGTGAAAGCCTCTTGGAATAGCGAGGTATCGTCGCGTGGGGAGAGGCTCCAGAGTGCGGCGAAGGGGAGCTTGAGGGTGAGGGGCTTGAGTTCCTCGGCGGTGTAGCCTGGGCGGGATTTGGCGAAGGCTCCGTTTGAATCGTCTTGATAGATAACGACATTTTGGTCGTCCACGATTTGCACGAAAAAGATGCCTTCTTCCGCATACCACCACGCATACCAATCTTGCGAGGGATCAAGGGTGCGCAGGGTGGAGATGTGGTGGCCGGTGCCAGCGGTGGTGGCAAAGACGCCGGGGATTTCGGCGACGATTTGCAGGGTCTCGCCGCCATTGGCGAGCCCCTCGTAGGCTTTGTGATCGGCGGTATAGTGCAGCGTGCCGGTTTTTGTTTGGCAGAAAACGAGCCTTTGCTCGGTGGAATCAAAAACGACCAAGGTATCGGCCCCTCCGATTTTTAGAGTGTGGACATTATCTAAGAATCGGGGGAGTTCGAAGGCATTGCCAGGCCAATACTCAAATGTAAATTGATAAGAGTCGGAGCCTTTAGCAGCAGAAACTGTGAATAAGCCATTCGAGTATCCGGTAGGGTAGTTCCAGCCGAGATGTAGGATGTCGTCGCCGGATTGGGTTTTTTCCAAAACCGCGAAGGGGGTGAAAATGCCGCCGACGCCGATTTCTGTGCCTTCAAGAGTGACTTTTATCACAGAGGCGGCAGATAAGGATTTTGGCACTGAGATGGTGCTGACATCTGTGAGCCCGGCGAATGTCTCTTCAAACTCCACGCCAAGTGCATTTTTGAAAACGACCTTGGCCGAGGTGCTGGTGAATTTTGTTTCCAGAAAAAGCGTGGCGGTGGCGCGGTCAAAATAAAAGCCGTCCGGCGATTCGGCGCCCATGTCTTGGCTGTTGATCGAGACGCTTGTGATCTCGAAAAGCGGCGAAGCGGTATCGATCAAAGTGGAGGTGGAGCTGGTAGCGGAAACTGTCTTTTGGATAGTGACGCCGAAGTTGATGAAATTCCGCGAAGCGCTGCCTTTGATTGTGATGTTCCCGGCGGTGTCGGGATTGAGAAAATAAAAACACTGGCGATCTGGGTAAAAAACGAAATCTTCACCAGCAACTAGCGGCTCAGTGATAAGCGACCCTTGGACCACTTTTTTCAGAGAAACTTCTGAAACCGAGCTGAGCCATCCGCGACGGTCTGGGAAATTGCTTGAGGATGGGCGGTGGAAGATCGCTTCGCCCGCTAGCGGCTCGGAGAGTGTGAGCGTGGTGGTCTCGGCTGTGTTCCCGGTGAGGATTTTGTGGCGGGCGGCGAGATATTTTGCCAGGTCCGATCCTCCGCCGGAGGCAATGACCGGCTCCTTGTCGGCATTGAGCACATAAAGCTCGACCTCCGCGCCAAGCACGACGGCACAGGCCTGGCCGGGATAGGCCGTGGCGTTTGTGGAGGCGTAGCTTTCGAGTGCTTCGAGGCTTGTAAAAACACTGCTCGGGTCGAGCGCGAAGTCGTTGAGCCTGCGGAAGCCTTTTGGAATTGGGAGCGGGGCGGCTGGCATTTTAGAGCGTCACTGTATAGGTGGCGTAGTCGTCAAACGGCACGGCGGCTATGTAGGTGTAGACAAAATAGGCCAAGGCGGTGGAATTTGGCGCGGTGACTTGCACGGTGGTTTTTGTGAAAGTGTCGGTGATGTCGCTGTTGTTAAATTCCGCATAGCGCACGCTGGCGAGGTCGCCGAGGCTGGATGGGTAGGCGATGCTGACGCGGCGAGCCGTTGGCAGGATCGTGATGTTGTAGCTGTTGCCCTTAGCGATGCCGAAAACTGGCGTGCTCAAGGCGCGCACGGATGCTGAGGTGGCCGCTGCCGTGGTGGCATCATCGGCGCCGAGATACGCGGCGGGGCTGTAGGCATTTCCACGGATCACGGAGTTTTGCAAATCCAGTGGCAGAGTAGCCGTGCGAAACGAGCTGGAAGGGTTCTCCCATCGAACCTCGAGCAGAGCGGGAATCGTGGCGGCATTCCCCAAAAATAGCTCTTGAATCTCCTCCGAAGAGAGATCGATAGTGCCTGTCGCGCTAGAAGAATGCGCGAGGTATTCGGTGTCGGCGTAGGATTGCTTTAGCCCCACCGAAACGGAGAATGAGTCGGGGATCGAAAACGGCGTGGTGCCATCGACAAAGACGACTCGGATGGGCAAACGGTCGTCTCGCTTGAGTGTGATCTTGGAGAGCGGGGATTTTGTGTCGGCCTTGGATAAAATGCGGCGGTTCTTCGGATCGACAAAGATTTCCAGCGTATTCCAGGCTGTGGTGTTTAAAAAAAGCAGCGCGGTGCTTGTGGCGTTTTCTGCGGATTTGGCCGTGACGGTCACGACCGAGTTCCCGCTAAAGGTCGGGGTGCCTGTAATGGCGCCGGTGGCGGCATTGATCGAAGCCCACTCTGGCAGGCCCGTGGCATACCAGGCTGCGGCCGTGCCTAGCAAAAGCGCCGGGGTTTGAGAGAAAGGAGCGCCTAGCGTGGCGATGAGGGTTTGATTTTCAGCAAGTAAAATAGGCATAGTGTTTCCTCCCCCGCCGCCGCCACCGCCACCACCGCCACCGCTGGCGGAAATGGTAAAAGCGATATTTGTAGCGGCGCTTGTTCCGCCACTGCCTGTGGCTGTGAATGAGGCTGTATAGGCGCCTGCGGTGGTAGGCGTGCCAGTAATGGCTCCCGTGGTGGCGTTAATCGATAAACCGGCGGGCAGGCCCTCGGCAGACCAACTTGTCGCAGGGCGATTTGCGGAATTGGTCAGAGCAGGCGTTTGGCTGAAAGCCGCGCCGACCGTGCCGGAGAATGATTGAGATGGCGTGATGACTGGAGCGCCTGCGGAGATTGCAAAAGAAACCTGAGTCGCTGCGCTAGCCCCGCCAGAGTTTGAGGCTCTTAGAAACGGAGACGAATTCCCCAGCGTGGTAGGCGTGCCGCTGATTGCTCCCGTGGTGGCATTCAGCGACAATCCCGGAGGCAAAACCCCGCTGAATACTTGCCAAGCCGTAACTGGCCCGCTCGAAAAAAGTGGGGCTTGTGAAAAAGCAACGCCAACTTTTCCGGTAAAACTTTGGCCAGGTGTGATCACCGGCGCGCCGCTGGCAATCGAAATCGTAGCAGAAGTTGCGGAGCTTGTTCCGCCAGCGCCGGAAGCTGAAATGTTGATAGTAAAAGTGCCGCTCGCTGTCGGGGTGCCAGTGATGACTCCGTTTGTGTTTGTTAAGCCAGAAGGCAATCCTGTGACAGTGACAGATGTCACCGGAGCATTCTCGACATCTTCAAACAATATGGTCCCATTAAAAGCCGCGCCAACTGTGCCCGAAAAAGTCTGAGATGGCGCAATAATCGGAGGGCCTTCGGTTAGACTAAAACGCAACAACTCGGATTCAGTTTTGGGCAGTTGAAAGATCCCTGTAACATTTGAAATCTTAATCGCAGCGACGGTGCCATCGCTCTTTGCCGCAAACAAAGCATCGGACTGGGCCGCAATGGCCGCGACCCCAGAAAGCGCAGCCACCGAATTTTGAGTAGATGTTGTGATGTCACCCCATATGACAACGGTGCCGTTTGATTTTAGCCCTGCCACATAATTGCTCGCGGCGGCAACCGTCGAAACGGCGGACAAGTCAGAGGGCGGAGTTAAATCATTTCCCAGCAAAATGACAACGGTGCCATTGCTCTTAACCGCAAAAGCTGAAGCGACATTGAAAGGATTCAACCCCACACGGACCAAAGCCACGCCAGTGAGTGTGGCGGGATCGGTGATCCAATCAAAAGTGCCCAAAGTAGAAGCTCCCCAATGAACAACTGTGCCATCGGCCTTTACGGCAACGCTGAAGTATTGGCCAGTTGCAATATCAACCACATTTGAGAGACCGGCGGGGATGGATGATTGGCCGTAGTCATCAGCTCCAAAAGCAACAACGGTTCCATTAGATTTAAGAGCGAGAGAGTGATTCCATCCGGCGCTGACTTTGGTGACGCCGGTCAATCCCGCTGGCGGGGTAATTTGCCCGCGATTCCCTGGCGTTCCTGCACCACTTGCGGCGGTTGATTTTAGGATGCCAACAACGCCGCCAGATGTGATAGCGAGCAGGTGCCACGGCCCAGCCGACAATCCAGTGGCCCCGGTAATGCTATCTCGAATGTTAGCATTGGCTTGTGAGTCTATCGGGCTGGACGAAGTAGTGCCTTCAACGATCTCTCCAGTAGTATTAAGCCCAATGCAATAGGATGAAGAGGCGGATAATTTTGTAACAAAATGCTCGTCCTGCGTCGTAATGTAAGAAGGCCAAAGCGAACTTGGAGAGCCTTCGCTGGTCACCGTAGGAGCGCCCGAGATCAAGCCTGTCTGAGTGTTTATGGTCAGCCCCGGCGGTAATCCATCGGCCGCCCATGACGCAACCGCACGGGATGTTGCAGGCGTTTGCGAAAACGGAACACGGAATTTTCCGTTTAAAATTTGACCAGCGTTAATAGCCATCGATCACGGCCGCGTGTCAAAATCAGCACTCCTCGGTCGACAGCCAGGTGAATTTGCCACCAGAAAAGCCGAGCACATAGGTCTTGCCATCGAGCGGAGGCGGGGGGTTGAAGGTCAGAATCCTGTTCGTTTTGTTGCCCCCCTTGTTTTCCTGCGTCGTCGAAAAAGGCTGCGGCGTGCCGTTGACCGAGGGCCGGGCATCGAGCGCGGCAAATTCAAAGTTCGCCATGAGGTCGGCGCTGGAAATCTGCACCGGATAACCTCCGGTGGCTTGCTTGGCCTGCCGGGCCTTTTGCTCAAAATCGACAGGAAATGTCCCT